GTTATCTTCAATCGCTTCTTCAGTGATTGAGAAACCCATAGCAACAGTTTCGTGCGTGTAACGTGCAGTAAACGCTTCTTGCGCTGTGTCATACTCGATAGCTCCACCTTCTGATTTAGTCGGTGCGGCTCCGAAGCCTGACAGTTTAGTTTCTTCCTCAAACGAGCGATCAGAAGTCTCATCTTCAAAGATTTCTTTATGCTCTTCACCATACTTGGCATATTCTAAACCAAATAAGGCGTTAAGGCCGGGTAATAGCTCTTTAAGGAGCTGGGATCGTGAAATAGCCATGAGTTATATCTCCTAAGATTCGCCAACTACGCCAGTACCAAACTGATGGTAAGCGGGGTTAAACTTAATTAAACAATCGGTTTTTAAATCATTAGCGGTTGATCCGGGACGATCAGATAAACCAACAATCTTAAACGCTTTAGTGGCGGTTGCCGCCGCACCTATCGCCATATTAGATTTACCAGTAGCGGTATTTACCGAGCTTGTTGTGTTTTGTGCCGCAGAAAACGTTACGTTTTGACCAATAACATCATCATCAATAGCGCCTGTTGATTGCGCCATGAAAGTTACACCGGGGTCTGTTACAACGTAAGCAATGATTTTAGTGCCCGTGGGTACAGTTGTAGCTGTAGGAAAAAATTGATCGAAGATCAACTGTCCTTGGCTATTTACGTACTCACAACCGACAAATACACCAATTGCACCGCCAGTGTTCACAGCGAGGTTATTTGCTCCTTCATCTGCGCCTGTACCAGTAGCTATTTCAATCCTACCAGCATGTAGTTTTACTACAGAACCAAAGCCAATGTTATTAGCTAGCCCTGAAGCAATTTGAAATGCGTCCCGCGCACCAGTATATGGTGAGCCGTCAGCGTTCTTTACGGGTACTAACCCGTATGGGGAAGCTGTAGTAGCCATTTTAGATCACCTCTAAATTTTAGTTAAGTTACCCTTTTCCAAAGGTAACATTCGATTTCCTATCATTAAAGATAGGCATTCGTGGATCATTTTCACGCATTAGGTTGTTGTCTACCGCATCCATCTGGTTTTTCGTAACATTTGCGAAGTGTTCTCTGCGTTGATCCATCATTTCTGTTGGTATCTTACAGAGCATTAACCCGCCAATTACTACGTTGTCTGCGAACTTTTCGTTCTCGACAGTAACCAACATGATTTCAGGGTGGTCAACTGCTTTCACAGGAACCCAACCTTCACGCAAGCTCGAAGAAATGTTTCTGGCGTCCGTAGTTCCTAACGTACTAAGGCGTACCCATTTAAACTCGTACCCCGGTTCGGGGTTAGGCATAGGTAAGACATCGGGTTGTTCCCATTGTCTTGTAGCCACGGTTTTCTCACGGGTTTCCTGTTCGCGCTTAATTCTATTATCAGCCATTATGATTTCCTCATTTCTTCTACTAGTTGCCTAGCGTATTGTTCGTTTGTTAATCCCAAACGATTGGCAAGCCGTACTTGTGTTTGCGTTAATGTGACCTTTTTAGGGGCTGTGCTCCGCGTAGCGGGTGCAACTACATTGGCTCGTTTCTTTTTCGGTGCATCCTCGAAATTATCGGGGAAGATTTGTCTAACGCGAGAATCAATTTTCTCGTAATATTCGTCACTTTGGGGGTCAACACCCTCGTCTACAAGTTTGTTATGAACACCTAAAGCTAGACTACGCATTTCGGGGTCTGTTTCAAACCAAGGGTTGCGAGATACCCAATCTTGTGCCTTAGTGTCAACTTGTTCCTGTGAGCTAGTGTCGGGTATTGTTACACTATTAGCGTCTTCTTGTAAAGGCTCTGGAGTAAGATCGGTTAATTTATCAGCTTTTATCTTTGCCGAGGTTAACTTTTCTTGTGCTTCGGTTACTTTTTCAGCATCGCCTTCTTCGTACGCGTCCTTATATACCTGTTTAGCTCGCTCAACCTCTATCGTAGAATTACGTTTAGCCTGTTCATACAGTGCCTCTCGGCTTTTGTTTATATTGCCACGTAACGACCTGTTCTCGTCGGCTAATTGTTGAGCAACACGTACAGCTTCCTCACGCTCACGAGCCGCCGCTTCTTTGGCTCGACGCTCATCATGATAGCCTTTTTGTATCTTATTTATACGTTTTTTAACTTTAGAAGAATAACCTTCAAGCTCATCATCGGTTACTTCTTCAGGAGCTTCAGATGCCTGACGCCCTTGGTCTTCTTTGGGTGTGTCATCAACAACCTCAATATCAAGATCATCTTCGGCCTCAACTTCCGGCTCTGGCTCTTGTTCTTTAGAGTATTCTTCAGCCGTTTTCTTACCACTAAGGTCTATTTCCACAGCCCCAGTATCCTCTATTTCTATTTCGTTTTCGTCATTTTCATGCGGAAACTTGTATGTTACTTCTTCAAATCCCATGACTCACCTCACACGTGATAGATGCCACGAGGGTCGTCAATAACGGCCTCAATGGAATCATCATTCATTAAACGGTACTCTTTACCACTAACGGTAAAACGAGTGCCCGTGTTCATTCGAAACATTACGTAATCGCCGACCTTACACCAAGGCTCGGAGTTTTTACCAAAACGGCTATCATCTTTATAGGCTAAGTCACCCATATCTATGACAAGCCCCATAATGGACATAATGTATTCACGTTTACGTACACTTTCAGCCTTAATAATCCCACCTTCGTACTCTTCTTCTACTTCAGGCAGGGCTACTAACACACGATAGCCTACAGGTTTTGGTAATTGCGCTTCAAAAGTAGCTTCTTCTTGCTCCTTTCGTATGTGCTCAGGCACAGCGAGGATTGGTTCAGTCATCGTCTTCTTCCATATAGTTTCTAGCGAGGTCATCGACATGGTTTAGACAGGCGTCGTATCCTCGGATTTTACCTGTTAGTTCTCGGTATTCGGCGTAGCTGTTAGCCCCACCGCCACTAAGAAATCCTTGCGTAGCGGTTTTATCCTCTACGATTTTATCTTTAAGCACGTCAAAGACGGTTTTAGCCATTATTTGTCACCTTTTGGTCTATTGGTGTTTTGCATATTTAGTAAATCAAGGTCTAGTTTAGTACTGTCTCTACGACGATCTGCGGCCATACTTGCACCCGACTTACGTTCGTCTAACTCTAACTCAGCTTGTTCTATTTGCATTTTCATTTGTGCTAGTTGAGATTCCAACTGTAGTTTTTGTTGTGCAAGTTGTGCGTCAGTTTTATCTTTCATCATCTTACGTTGTGCTTCAGCTTGTTTAGCTTGCGCATCTAACTGATCTTTCTGAGCCTTACGTTGTACTTCTTGTACCTTGGCCTGTACTTCCTGTTGTTGTAGCTGGAATACAGGGTCTTGTTGTTGCTGTTGCGCTTGTTTCTGCGCTTGTTCTTTCTTATGCCCGTCTTTGACTTGCTGTCCTGCTGTAGCAACCATACGAGCTAACTGAACCTCAATATCTTCTGGTAGTTCAGCTTCTGGGGCTGGTAGAGGTACACCAAGTCTTTCTTCTATCTGCTCTCTATATAAGAACGCGGTGTGTTCAGAAATGTGCGCTTGGATAGCCGCCATAATCTGTTTACCCTGTGGGTTTTGCCCAATAGCCGCCGCTATAAACGGATCTTCCATAAACGCTTGGTGCGCCGCTATGTGTGCTTTGTGATCTTGATAAATAAACGCTTTTACAGGTTTACCATTTAAGAAAGACATGTTTTCACTAACAGGATCAAGCGGAGTAGATTCTTCAGACGTTGGTACTAACTTCTCAGCGTTCTTTACGCCAAGCACGTCAATCATTTGACGGTGCAGTTGCGGTAAGTCATATATCTGTGGTGCTTGTGCCGCCATCTGTAGAACAGTCTGATACTGCACAACACGTTGCGCCATGGTTGTATTGTTAGGATCACTTACAGGTATGACATCAATGCTTTCGTAGTCAGACTGTTTAGCCATGACTCCACCACGTACTGGTTCATACGCGTACTCAGCAGGTGCGTTTTCTGCCATCAACGCTTTGAGTAATTTAAACTCTTGCTTCATAGAGTAGTGGACACGAGCTTGTACTGCCGCCATTGGTTTTAGCGTACGCTCAAGTATGGCGAGTGTTGTACCAACTGGTGCGTTAGCTGACATGTCAGATATATCCATGTCACTAATAGCGCCTAACCTACGACCCTCCGTAGTAATACGTTCTAGTAACGCTAGCAATGTTTGGCTAGGCTCTTTGTAGGGCAGAGGCATAATGTTGTCTTTGATCGCACCTGATGGTACGTCAACATCTTTCCACTCACCCGGTTCTATCGGTGTGTCATCGCCCTTGATCCGTAGACCACGAGCCTTCAGACCACCCGGCAGGTTAGATAGTGTACCCGCGTCAACAAGTTGTCGTATAAGTGACGTACCTGCGCGGGCGTACCCACCGATAATGTGTATAAGACCTAAACCATAAAACCCAAAACCGGGCACATAGTTGTAGTGTACGAAGTGCTGACGTTTCATATATAGATCGTCATCTTCGTCCCAGTTACGACGTATAGCTAGTATCTCACCTGTACCACGCTCGATAGTTACTACGTATGGTTTAGCTATCTCATCTTTGTCCTTGTCTAGTTCTTCTATAAACAAGTCGGCGTGTATTTCATAGATAGTATAGCGGTCGTCATCATTAACTGAGTAACCACCTTCTTCTGCTTTACGCTCTTCTATGTCAGTGTGAAACGATTTCGGCTCACCTAACTTAGTATCGAGATAGAAGCCCATAGCTTGTAGCTTCTTCATCTCGTTCTTAGTCTTACGCATGACGTGTGTAACACGCTCGGCAGTCTCGATAGTTGACGCACCGTATGGCACGATAACTTCTTCTGCTGGTATGTAGTGAGCGCACACTCTGTCCATGTTTGGTTCGTAGTACACTTTTTTAAACGCAGACCCTGACAACCCTAACGAATACAACATGCGCTCGTGCTCAGGTCTGTACTCAACCATGTTCTCAGTCAACTCGAAGTTCATGTCGTCTCTAACACGATCAGCCGACTCTAGCTTCTCGTCAGTTTCCATACCGAGTATTTTAGTTTTTACTGGGCCTTGTGGCGGAAATGTCTCAGACATAGCTTCTGCTTGAAACCGTATAGCGGCTTCGGCTAACACAGTTGAATACACACCACACGCGCCTTCCCACGGTTCGGTACGTTCTTCATACTTAAAGCCAAGAACATCAAGACCATCTACGTACGTGTCGGCCCACTCTTTGCGACTAGCTACGTCGCCTTCAACAAGCTCCATAATACCGGATGAAATACCAGCTAGCTCATCTTCGTCTAACTTCTCGGCTAAGTTGTCTTCAAATTTAGAATCGTCCTCATCAGAACCGGGCACTAATGTAATCTCTACACTACCATCACTTAACGTGACTTCCTCTGGATCGACAATCTCAATCTCTAACATCTCAGCGTCAGGTAAATCTTCGTCTGACATACCTTGTGGTGCTTGGAATATGCTTTTATCTACGGCCATGGTCTACTCCTAGTAGAATCTGTCGCCCCTACGCGACTTAAAATATGAAACTTCGTCTTGTTCATCTGTGGGTAACTGTATAAACCCACCTTGCCTAAACCGCATTAGCGCCATTACCGTCGAGTCAACTAAATCATCGTGACTCATAAATGGAAACCCTGCGATTTCTTCTATAACTTCTTCCGCCCAACGCGTTGGAGGCATCCAACACAACCCAGACGACACAATATCGGCTATTGAGTTCAAACGGGCTAGTTTATCGCCCGACCCACGATGTGGTGTATACTCCGATACAGGTAGCCCCATTCTACGCATCTCTTGGTATATAGCCACCCCAGAACTCTTTTTCTCTACAATAAACGCATCTGGATCCCACGAGTCGTACTCTTCCATACACATGGTTTTTAACTCTGGAAACTCCATCCTACGTTTTATACTGTTTAGTAATATAATGTTGTACGCGTCATTTTCCTCATTTAAGAACACGCCCCATGTAGTTAGTGCCGTATAGTCAGCTCTGTTATGAGTTTCTGCCGCAGAGTCTAACGACATGATAATGTATTCACACGAGGGCGGGCGTTCATCACCCCACATACTCCACCACTCACGTTTTATGATAGATGCTTCTTCTGCGGTGGGTTGTTGTTGGTACTGTGCGTTCCACTGAAACACCGGCATTGACGCTTTGGTACGTAACAACGCCTCTAAGTCAAAAAACTCAGGCCAAAGTGGTTTTTGCACTTCTTTATTCGTTTCTTTGTCTACTGTGTCCAGTATGGCTGGAAATTCTATGACTTCAAACTGATCTGAGCGTGCATTTTGCGTCATATCGCGTATAACACGTCCTGTTAGGTCGTCCATGTGCCATCTTGTCTGAATAATAGCCACTCGACCACCCGGCATGAGCCTTGTACGCGCTCCAAACGTGTACCATTCGTACGCTTTCTCAAAAACAGTAAAGTTTCCGTTAATAACGTCCTGCTCTGAGTGTGGATCGTCGATTAATAACAAGTCAGCACCACGTCCCGCTAGCGCTGATCCCACACCACAGGCGTAATATTCACCTCCGACGTTCGTATTCCACCGTCCGGCTGATTTGGAGTCTATCGCGAGGCTAACTGTAGGGAAGATAGCCTTATACGCGTCCATACTGATGAGATTTCGCACTTTTCGACCGAAATCCACCGCCAAATCGGTGGTGTGGGATACCATCATGACTTTTTTTCCGGGATTTCGCCCTAAAAACCATGCTGGATAGAAAATTGACACCAATTGAGACTTACCATGACGTGGGGGTATGTTTACACAGACCCTATCGCGCTCTCCAGCCTCGATTGCCATGAGTTCATTGGCCAATATACGGTGGTGTTTGCCTACTAAGAACTCAGGCATCATTGCTTGGGCAAAATCTATAAGATCAGCGTACGCCGCTTCGTTACCTTTACGTGAATCTAGCTCATCTACAATGCGACTTATCTCGGCCACTTCATCATCTGAGTAGCTATCGAGATTGTCCAGCATGATCTGGACTTCTTCTTCAGTAAAGTCAGTCGTCGTCGTAGCTAGCATCGTCTTCTGGCCCAAACTCATACTCAATATCAAGCGCGTCGTTCTCCACAACCACCGCATCTACTATATCTTCTATAGGACGCACTAACTTTTCTAACTTACCACGCAGTTTTGAACGTAAATCATCAGATGTTTGGTGTGTTATGGTCACTTCGGACTTCTCCGCAAATAATCCTACATCAGAAATCTTACCTAATAGCTCTAAAGCCCGCAGTCTGTGGCGTGCGTCAGGGTTTTCTGTTTCTAATAGTAGTTTGTTGGTTACTAAATGACGTACCTGAGTAGCGCTTTGCACTACAGACTGGCCGAATTCAGTAAGTATGGTGTTTGTTAGCACGAGTGATGCTGGTGTAAGTGCCGCCATTCGTTTGGGGGTGGCTTTCTTGGATGTCTTTTCAGGGTCGTCAGCGTAAGCCACGGCTAACTTAGCCGCTACATCCTCATCTTCTTTGTTAGGTTTTATGTTTAACCCGTAGTCTGCCAAGAATAGAGAGGTGTTAGCCGCCGCACCCGCTTGGAGTGTTAAGTCCATAAACGGATTTTCGTCTGAAAGTGGAACACTAGGTTCCGTTTCTAGTACTAAGGCCATGTTTTTTCGCAGGTTATCAACCAGTTTTTCGAAATATAGCACAAAAAATTTTTTTGTCTAGGGTTTAAATCACATAGGGGGGTACTTTGTCAATTACAGATTTCAAAAAAATCGGATTTATTCGTGAAAATTGGGATATATATGTAGTGTGGTGTAGCAATAGTATAGCGGGGCATAGGGGAGGGGTAGTCATCTCACTCTCTTGATAACGTGTTATCATGGGGTATAGTTATATCAAGTCAAACAAAGGAGGAAACAACATGGCTTACTTTAAAGAACTAGATATACAACGTATGAACGATGCAATGACTGGACAACTATCGCTTGAGTGGGAGCATCCACTTGATCCAGATGTTTGGTATCACAACATCGAAGTAACAATCGAGTCTAATCGCAGGGGGTTTTACAATAAAGAACTGATACCTCGTATGATGGTATTCCCTTAACCAACCGCCCCCGAAAGGGGGCAACCTTAACCAAAACTACCAGCGAGGTTATACAATGCAAATCCCTACAGAGATAATAGAGGCCATCGAGTATGAGGTAGGCCGTTACGATTTAGAATGTGCTGACAACTACAGAGCATATCGGCTAAATGATGGATTCTTAAAAAGTCAATTCTTTCACCGTAGAAAGCGAGGCTGTTGCGGTGAGTTTGAATCCAATTACATTGATCTATCTGGTAACAAATGGGTTATCGGATGTAATTACGGACATTAACCTGCGGGCGGCTACCACAGCGCCCACTTTGATACCAGTTCTTCAGTGGCGCGGCGTGTCGGTGTTGCACTGCATGAATGCGTAGGCATATCACCTCACTCTCTTGATAACTTGTTATCATGGGGTATAGTTATCTCAAGTCGCAGGACATTAGCTCTTTAAGACGGCTTGCCTATAGGAGAAACATTATGAATACTTCACACGATATCCAAGTCGGCACTATCTATGACCACCCAAACGGTAAGATTAAAGTAGAGTCTATGGATACACGCTATAGTAAGTATAGTGGCGGTATTAGCACTGAGTTTAGAGTGCGATGGGCTGGCTCAACAGCTGTTCGTATATCTACTCTGCTAAATTCGGAAGAACTGCTCACTCTTATCCTAGAGTGTCAGACTGAGGAGGATTAGTATCTAGGGCGATCACCTTCGGGTGGTCGCTTTTTTTTTGGCCTCAATTTTGAGACCAGTTCCTCAGCGGCGCGGCGCGTTGGTGTTGCGCTACCACTTACGCCGGCGTAAGTCATGCCACTCTCTTGATAACACGTTATCATGGGTTATAGTTATTCCAAGTCGCAGGGCATTCGATCCATAAGACGGCTTATTCCTATTGGAGAATATTATGAAGACTTTAAAATTACGTGAAGACGCCATGCACGCTAATGTGGCCGCTTGTTTCCTTATCACTGATGAGAGCGCTGATATTGACGTGCTAGCCTTTAAACAACGCCGGCTAGTTACGGCGGTAAACAAGGCCACTGATACCGGCTATAAGCAATTAGACGCAAAGCAAAAGGATCATGCGGCGTTTAAGGATATGATCGGATTGCTAGTTGAAAATGAAATACCGGCTAGTAATTTTCGATCAAGTGACCGTGTCGAGCCTGAGCAATTGACGCCTTATGAGCAGGGCAAGGAAATGCTCAAGCTTGGATTGCCTGAGCCGGTGCAATTGATACTTGGTAAGGTACAAGACGATTGCACTAAAGAGGATTTTAAAATCCGCGATAAGGCAAATAAGTATATCGGGCAAAGAATGGACGCGATTGCTAAGAGCCTAGGGCGTGCATATGAACGTAAGCAAAAGGCCGAGGATAAAGAGAACGGTAAGCCCCAAGCCAAGCCTGAACCCAAGTCGGATAAGTCACCGGCTATCAAGCTTAATGATGCTGATACTCAGTATCGTAAGGCTATCCAAGAGCTGGAATCACCGGCATTCGATCCGGTCGAAGCATTGGAAATGCTAGATGCTTTGAAAACTTTTATCTCAACTAAGTAACACTTTCGGCGGTCACCTTCGGGTGGTCGCCTTTTTTTTGTGTCTCAATTTTGAGACCAGTTCCAGAGTTGCGCGGCGCGGCTTGTCGTGGCGTTCCCTGAAACCAGTTGATATGTAGCGCGGCGCGTGGGAAGGCACTTACGCCGGCGTAAGTCTAATGTTCTATAAAACGTTCCCTAATGTTCTACTATTTCTGCTACTTTATAGAACAAAACAAATCCTGTAGGATCTAGTATGATCTAGTATGATCTAGTGCGGGACATTGCAAAAAGCCCCTATATATATATATATTTATAATGTTCTATAATTAGAAAATTACTATTAAATTATTATGAACACGCTCTATTGTTCCAGCCCTTTTACGCAGATTAATATCCACCTCCAATTTTCCATATTTTAGAACATTAGAACATTATAGTATAATCAGTAACTTGCCCGCCTATACAATAGAACATTCACGGACATTATAGGACATTCGCCTAAATACCAGACTTTGGGGTCACTTGACATATCCTAATAGGTGTGTTATAATGAGCGAAGCTCAAGTGGTAATTCGTCTTGAGTCAACACGTTTACCTAAATCACACTTACGCCGGCGTAAGTCGGCAGGAGATAAAACATGAACACACCAACAACACCAAAGATACTACGGCCACAAGATTGCATGGCAATGGTCGTACAAAACATCAGCGTATGGAACAGCCTACGCACCAACAACAAGTTATCTAAGTCAGTCGCCGCCCAACACAATGCAGACAGTAATGCAGTATCAACCCGTGTTGATCTTATGGCCGGTACAACATTGCTCAAGCAAATCAAATCAACAGAGAGTGACTTGCGTGATGTATTCAAAGAGCTATCGTCACCGTTTCTTGACGGTGGTTATCGTACTTGTACTAACGTGATATGGCTGAATGAGTTATGCCCTGCCGCACTACCGCACGGTAAGATGCGCGAGCCACTAGCTAAGTTCAACAGCCTAGCCGATGAGTTCAGTGAGCAGTATGAGTTCTTACGTATCAGCCAAGACGCACTCGGTGACTTGCATGACATGAGCAAATACCCAGACCCAGCCACCATGCGTGATCGGTTCAATCACCGCGTTTCTATGTTCCCATTACCTAGCGGCCAGCATTTCAGTGATGAGTTCTTTGATGACGCGCAAGCCGATGCCGACCAATGGCGTGCCGAAACCGATGACTTTGTGAAAACACAGTTACACAACGGCAAGCTCGCTATGTATGACCGGCTATACAAACCGCTTAACAACATGGCTACGAAGTTACACGCGGACAACACCAAGCGGTTCGCAGGTACACTTGTGTCTAACGTGTTGGACATGGTTGAGATACTACGAACGTGCAACGCGGACAACGACATTCAAATGACAAGTATGTGTGACAACCTCGAAGATGCACTACGTGGTGTCACTTGTGAAGCACTACGCGATAGTTCACAGCTACGTGTAGAAACCAAGCGCAAGGTCGATCAGGCTATTGCGTCATTACCAACGCTGGATATTTTGTAATCACTTACGCCGGCGTAACTCAAACCCTAAACTTTATGGAGAAACATCATGAACCAGAACAAACTATCGCTCGCTATGAGCATACAACAGACAGCCGAGCTTATTGCTAAGATCGGTCACAAAGAGTCAATCATTGTGCAAGGTCATATGGGTATCGGCAAGTCAGCATTGCTACAGCTTATATGTGAGATGACCGGCCTTGAGGGTATCATGTTTGACGCACCAGCCAAGGACACCGGTGACTTGTTTATACCGATGCCCGATGTCGAAGCGGGTTGCGTACGTAACTTACCCAATGAGGATCTTGGCTTCCATATCGACAAGCCACTAGTCATATGTATTGACGAGATCGGTAAGTGTAAGAACGCGCTCAAGCTACCGATCAATGGCCTGTTACACAGTGGCGAGTTGTGTGGTAAGAAGAAGCACCCACGCACCATCATATTTGGTACTACTAACCACGGTGCAGAGGGGTTGAACGACTTGTTACTCCCACACACACGTAACCGTACAATGCCTGTCTATATGCGCTCACCCACAGCCGATGAGCAGATCGAGTACGGTATCAATCAGGGCTATGATCCTATGGGTCTAGGTTGGTTGCGTGACAATCCACACGCACTGCACACGTTCGATATGTATGAGAACCCACATGAGAACGAGATGATCAATGATCCACGCGCACCAGAACGTGAGGGTTGCCTTACACCACGCTCGTTTGAACGTGTTTGTATGAGCGTATTACCCAACCGTGATGCCTTCGACGATCAGACATTGCAGATGGCATTGATCGCGGCCATTGGTGATGTCGCAGGTGCTAGTCTGTATACGTTTCTCAAGCTCGGTGCTCAGTTGCCTACACAACAGTCAATCATTGACGATCCTATGACAGCCAAAGTACCAGACAATGCTAGTGCGCGGGTTCTTGTTGTGTATCGCACACTAACAAGTATTGACAAGACATGGGTCAATCAGTGGCTTACCTACATGGAACGGCTACCCAAGGATCTACAATCTATGTTCGTCAACGGTGCGCGTGTTGATACGTATGCCAAGCGTGACATTGTATTCAAGAACAAAAAGTTTACCGATTGGTGTGTAGCTAATAGCTGGATTACAGCAGGGGAGGTGTAACATGTTTGGCAAGCTCAAGCCGCAAGAACGATTGTATCGTGCCATATCAGAGATTGATCGTGATGGCCGATACCTAGCAATGAAGGGCGTGTTCATGACCGGCACGCGAGTGGTAGACCCAGAGTGCCCGACCGCGTGTACCAATGGTCGTGACGAGTGGTACGGTACAGGGTGGATCGACAGTGTTTGTGATGCCGAGTTACGTGGTGGTGTAGTACATGAGAACTACCACAAGGGCTTATGTCACTGTTCATTCTATGAGCCATACCGCAAGAAAGATCCGCAGGTGTTCAACATGGCCGGTGACTATGTGATTAACCTTATTATCAAGGACGAGAATCCACCAGAGCCAAACTACCCCAAAGGTTTTTGTGCTATCGGTGAGGGTTGGTTGATTGATGAGCAGTACCGTGACATGAGTGTTGTCGAGGTATTCAACTCACTGTATGAGGACAAGGAGCAGGGGCAAGGTAAGTTTGACCCAGACAATGACGATGGTACGCCACAGAGTGGTGAGACATTCGACAGTCATGTCTTTGACCCCAACGTGTCACCACAAGGTGACGAACCCAAATCCGGGGACGATGAGGGTATGGAAGGTGGCTACCCAGCACTAAGTGCCGATGAGAAAAAGACCGTAGCTCAAGAGATCAAGGACGCACTACGTCAGGGTGAGTTGGTTGCCGGTAAGGTAGGTGGCAAGGGACACAACAAGATCATTGAGGATCTACTCAAGCCACAGATCAATTGGCGTACGGTACTACGTGACTACATTGCCACAACGTGTGAGGGTGACACCGAGAATACCTACAACAGACTACACCGTAGGTTTATTGGTCGTGGCATTGTCATGCCCAGTACATACGATGAGCAGGTTGGTGAGTTACTACTAGCCAATGACTTGTCGTATTCATGCTGGAACATACTGCCTTACTTCATGACCGAGGTACAACAGATCGTATCAACAGTCAGGCCAGAATCTGCGCGTGTTATCTATTGGGATCATGAAGTACAGGGTGACGAGTTATTCGTAGGTGAGGAGATTGATGCGCTGATACAAAACACCAAGCCGGTTGGTGGTGGTGGTACTGTACCAGCGTGTGTGCCGAATCACTTACGTGACAACAAGATATCACCACAGTGTGCAATCGTGTTCACGGACGGTGAGGTGTTTGACAAGAATCATTGGGGTACTTGGGACTGCCCAGTGTTGTGGTGCATACTCGACAACCCCAATTGCGTGCCACCATGTGGCTCAGTATTACATATCAAATCGGAGGACATGAAGAAATGAACAAGAAACAATTTATTGAGGACGTGTTTGAGTTAGCCTTTGGTGATGACGCTATCAACAGAGAGTTTACGTTTGACGAGGTACTCGCAAAGCTACGTGAGTTTAGTGACGCGGGACTGGTATCAGAAAAACCGGCTGGTTACACCGGTGTAACTGATGATGAGAACAAAGGCGTAGAACTTACACAGGCAGAATTTGACACTTTATTAACTAATAAAATTGGAGGAATGTACAATGGAGATTGATACAAACAACAGGTACAAGCACAACCTTGTATCAGAATTACCGGCTACAGGTGTTATGGGCTGTAGTGACGAGCTTGCTCTGTTTACAGACGCCATAAACAAAGTGTTTCCTGATATGTTGTTCTACTTTGAAAACGCTCACACGGCTTGTGCGTATTACAAAGACGAGAAGTATGCGCGTGGTAGGATTAGTTTCAGTGATGAGCGTGATTGGGAGTTGAGAAACACCACCGATGAGAAGAAAACATACAACGTGAAGTCACCATACGTTGAGAACAAAAAGTCAGACCCGTACAACCCAAAGAAATACTACTGTCTATCATCAGTAAGCATGGACAAAGCAGTACGCAACGCGGCTCAGTATTTTCGTGAGTACACAGACCCAGAGATACACGTACTCAATTATGAATCCTTTAAAGCAAGTCGTAGAAACACGTTAGACCACAGTAGTAAAGAACTAGACGAGGCGCTGGCTGGTCTGCTCAATGCCAAAGAGTATGTGATACGCTCTGCCGAGTACGACTTGCTACGCAACTCACCTTTGATGCTTGACTTGGTAAATATGTACAACGCAGGGCATGAGCTTGGTTGCAGGTCAGAGCTAACTAACTTGCTTGCGTTGGAGAAAGAACACGCCGAGTTAGTCAATGGGCAAGGTGCGCTTAGGTACGTACGTGTACGTGAAAAGTTAGCAAGTGGCAGACATACGTTCACCATTGGTAAAGAAGACAAGCTCAGGTGCACGGCTACATCGCTAGGGACTAACTGGTCGTTTGAAATAGTCGATACGTTACCTGAAGCACTACAGGGTGCTGTATCTGTTGTAAACGTGTTAGAGGATAAGCAATACGTTGACGGTGTTGGCATGAAGGTTATGGAGGGCGTGTTCTATGTTGTTGAATGATGCCGCACAGAAAGTTATGCGCATGGCTAAGTCAGGTCATGACAGGGTACACCGAGTGTATGTCGATTCTAATACAGGTAAGGTACACGTTACTTGTATTGGTATGGATTGTGTTGACGATGAGTTACAGTCGGACTACAATTCTATAAACGATATGCCCGAATGGGTACAGCGTAAGATAGCTATACTAATGCTTTGTGATGCCGATAGTAATGTCATAGACACTATTGGTAGGAGAGCTAGTGCAGAAAAGTTTTGGGTATTCGGAGGCGAAGATGACACAGATAGAAATTGATGCGTGTAACGCGTTACTACGTATCGCAAGCTCATTAGAAAAACTTGTGACCATGATAGAGGAGGAACGTAATGGCTATGACACCGGAAGGGAAAGTCAAGAAAGTAGTCAGGAAGTATCTTGATGAGTTGGATTACTGCTACTACTTTATGCCAGCAACGGGTGGCTACGGTAAGAGTGGCGTGCCGGATATAGTAGGGTGCTACAACGGTACGTTTTTTGGGGTTGAACTCAAGGCTGGTAACAACAAGCCTACACCACTACAGGAAAAGAACTTACTACAGATAAAAATAGCTGGTGGTATAGCCTTGGTGGTAAACGAGGACAACATGCACAACATTGAAAAGCTACTCGATGTTGGTTGGCTAACTGCACCAGATATTGATCATGGATTAATCTAGTTTCTCCATGCTTAGTAAGTCGAGTAATAGGGCGTAGCCGCAGGTCGCGTAAGACTTACAACCTGCACTTAACTAGTCGGAGGGACTATGGATATAATAACGATAGATTTTGAAACATATTATGATAAGAAGTTTTCACTAAGTAAGTTAACAACCGAAGAATACGTACGTAGTTCTACGTTCGAAGTGATAGGAATGGGGGTAAAATATAATGCAGAAGAAACAAGATGGATTAGTGGGTCAGAAGCTGAACTCAAAGAATACTTACAACAATTCGATTGGCAGGACATTTGTCTTGTTGCTCACAATACTATGTTCGATGGCGCTATTCTCAACTGGCGCTTTGATGTTCGTCCTCGCGTTTATACCGATACTTTGTGTATTGCCCGTGCTTTACATGGGGTTCAAGTTGGTGGCTCTCTCAAGGCACTTGCTACACGTTATGGGATTGGGGAGAAAGGTACAGAGGTGGAATCCGCGTTGGGCAAAAAGAGGGCAGACTTTCGACCAGACGAGTTAGCCGCATATGGTGATTACTGTATCAACGATGTAGAACTAACCTATAAACTATTCGGTATCATGGGTAAGAAATTTCCAAAGAAAGAACTCAAGCTCATTGATGTTACCTTGCGTATGTTTATCGAGCCTAAACTCTTTATCAACAACGCCGCGCTCGATTCTCACCTCACACAAATACGTTCTCATAAAGATACACTCGTCAAGCTCGCCGGGGTGACGAAAGAGACGCTGATGAGCAATGAAAAGTTTGCCGATTCTTTGATGGACGCAGGTATAAAACCACCCACAAAGACTAGCCCTACCACCGGTAAACAAGCCTATGCTTTTGCTAAGACAGACAGGGCATTCCAAGATATGCTTGTGAGCCAAAACCCATACGTCAAGGCGTTAGCCGAAGCAAGATTAGCGGTGAAGTCCACACTTGAGGAGACACGTACCGAGAGGTTTATGGGTATCGCCAAGCGTGGCGCACTGCCAGCACCGATAAAATACTACGCCGCACACACAGGTAGATGGGGTGGTGATGACAAGATCAATATGCAGAACCTACCTAGTCGTGGTAACAAGTCTCTCAAAGATAGTATATGTGCGCCCAAAGGATATATGTTAATTGACTGCGACTCGTCACAGATAGAGGCGCGTGTACTTGCGTGGCTGGCAGGGCAAGAGGATCTAGTAGACGCATTTGACAGGGGAGAAGATGTTTACAAGAAGATGGCTTCATCTATCTACGGCGTGGCAGTTGAAGATGTTACCAAAGAACAAAGGTTTGTTGGTAAGACAGCCATACTAGGCGCAGGGTATGGTATGGGTGGCGTGCGTTTTAAAGAACAACTTAAAGCACAGTCAGGTGTTGATATTGAGTTAGACGAAGCGCGTAGAATAATAGAGGTGTACCGCAATACGAACTGGAAGATAAAACACTTTTGGCGTGAGTGCCAAAACATGTTGTTACAAATGACGAGAAACATGGGTTATTGTTTAGGCACTAATGATCTCATAAGGTGTTGGCCGGTAGGTGGTCACTTTGATACGGGCGAACAATATTTATACGGGGGTCGGGTTGAGGTACAACTACCATCTGGGTTGTGTATGCACTACAAAGACTTGGGGTATTTTCAGGGTGAGAAAGGTCTGGAGTTTCATTATGAGACTAGGCAAGGCTCAACGCGCATCTATGGTGGCAAGGTAACAGAGAACATATGCCAAGCTGTTGCTAGGTGTATCATTGGTGAACAGATGCTACTGATAGCTAAGACATACGATGTAGTAATGACGGTACACGATAGTATTATCTGTTGCGTGCCGGAAGATGAGGTCAACGAAGCACAGCAGTTTATAGAAACGTGTATGCGTGCAGTGCCTAGTTGGTGTGAGGGTATGCCACTTGATTGTGAGAGTGGTGTGGGTAAAACATACGGGAGTTGTGGATAATGGAAGATTACTTTAATTGTCAAGATTGTGGGCAACTGGTATCAGAAGATGGCGCACGACAACCACAGATGTGTTACATTTGTCAGGGTGAAATTGACGCAGACGATAAGCATGAGGAAGAATTTTACGAATGAGTTTAGTACCGTGGTCATATAGTAAGCTAAAGGCATTCGAGACATGCCCCAAACAGTTTTACCATGTGAAAATATTAAAGCAATATCCGCAGGAAGAAACTGATGCTATGCGCTACGGTACAGACGTGCATCTCGCGTGTGAAGAACATATACGTGACAACAAACCTATACCAAAAAAGTACAGTTACGTACAACCTTCACTCGATGCGTTAAAGCGTAAGAAAGGCAAGAAACTATGTGAGTATGAGCTAGGTCTAACTGAGGACTTACAACCTTGTGGATTTTGGGACGAAGACGTGTGGTTCAGAGGCATAGCTGATCTAATTATACTCAATGAAGAAGATGGCATAGCGTGGGTAGTGGACTACAAAACCGGCAAGTCAGCACGCTATGCAGACAAGGGACAACTAGAGTTGATGGCTCTTGCAGTATTCAAACACTTTCCAAAGATACACACATGTAACGGGGGGCTGTTGTTTGTTGTATGTAAACAACTTATCACAGAGTCATATACGCGGCCCCGCCGGGAAAATGACCTTGAGGTCAAATACAGAGACAAGTTCTCACAAATGGTAATCGCATCTGATAACAACGTATGGAATCCGAACCCTAGTGGGTTATGCCGTGCGTGGTGCGATGTACTTGAGTGCGCACACAATGGGAGAAACTAATGCCATACAAGAATCCGAAAGACAGAAAGAAACAGTTTAACCCTCCAGTGGGTAGCAAAGCGCACAAAGCACGTATGGAACGACAACGGGCTAGGCGTGCTATGGATAAGAAAGGTATAGACCGTAGTGGTAAAGACGTGTCTCACAACAAGTCACTACACAATGGCGGCTCTAACAAAGATGGCTACAAGTTAGAAGACCGTAGTAAGAACCGTAGCCGTAATTACAAGAGGAAGAAAAAATGAAATTAATGTATTTAACTGAGCTAAATGATAAAGGTACAACAGTAGTAAATTTAGACAACATGTTATGGATGCAATATGAAAAACGTGGGGAGCGTGCGTTTACTAAAATTTATTTTGGTATGGATGAGTATGATTACATAACCGTAGCAGAATCGCCCACAGAAATAATGTTAGCACTTGAAACATGAGAATAGTGGATAACAAAGCCATAGTGCTTAACCTACGCGACCCCGCCCGCGTAACCAATTTGATACCTAAGAGTAAGACGTTAGGAGCAAATGAAGTCGCGGTAAACTGGGGACTAGACGAAGCAAAAACCCTACGCAACATAAACATAAGAGTGCCAAGCCCAATAGAGGGCAGGTACGAGTGGACAGGTAAGCACGATCCATTCGACCACCAGAAAAAGACGGCAGGGTTCTTGACGATGAACAGGCGTTCGTTTTGCTTCAATGAGCAAGGTACAGGCAAGACTGCTAGTGCGATATGGGCGGCTGATTACCTAATGAAACAGGGTAAAATTAACCGAGTGCTAGTGGTATGCCCTTTGTCTATTATGGACAGCGCGTGGCGTGCTGATTTATTTACGTTCGCTATGCACAGGACAGTTGACATAGCACATGGAGCGAAAGACAAACGCGCTAAGATAATAAGTGGTGACGCTGACTTTGTGATAATAAACTATGACGGCGTGGAGATAGTGCAAGATGCCATAGCTAATGGTGGATTCGACTGTATCATTGTAGACGAGGCTACACACTACAAAAACGTACAGACCAAACGATGGAAAACACTTAATCGACTACTAAAACCTGACACATGGTTGTGGTTGATGACCGGTACACCAGCCGCACAAAGCCCACTAGATGCTTATGGTTTAGCTAAACTTGTTAATCCTAAATCTGTACCTAGATTCTTTGGTACATTTCGTGACCACGTAATGGTAAAACTTACTCAGTTTAAATGGATTCCAAGAGAAGATTCGACTGACGTAGTGTTCCGTGCCTTACAACCAGCCATACGTTTTACTAAAGAAGAATGTTTAGACTTACCCCCTATGGTGTACGTCAAGCGTACGGTAGAGCTTACCCGACAACAAAACAAATACTATAAAGAGCTAAAGGATAAGATGATAATGCACGCGGCTGGTGAGGAAGTAACCGCCGCCAATGCCGCAGTTGTTATGAACAAGTTACTGCAAATAAGTTGTGGCGCTATATACACAGACAACGGAGATGCACTTGAGTTTGACATAAAGCACAGGTACAAAGTGCTACGTGAAGTTATAGATGAGTCAAGTAAAAAGGTGTTGGTATTCGTACCGTTTAAACACGTAATAGATGTACTCACAAACAAACTACGTAGTGATGGCATAACTACAGAGGTCATACGTGGTGACGTATCAGCCGCAAAGCGCACCGAAAGATTTAAACAGTTTCAAGAACAAGACGACCCCAAAGTATTAGTTATACAACCACAGTCAGCCGCACATGGTGTGACATTGACTGCCGCAAATACCGTAGTGTGGTGGGGGCCAACACCTTCACTAGAAACATACGCGCAAGCTAATGCTCGTGTACACAGGTCAGGACAAACACATAAATGTACTGTCGTTCAGTTACAGGGTTCTTTCGTAGAAAGACGTATCTACGCACTTTTAGATAATAGAATAGACGTACACACAAAAGTTATAGATTTATACAACGAAATGCTTGACTAACATAGAACCTGATACTAAACTTCCTATCCTACAATGTATGGAGGTACACATGTCAGAAGATCTAGCTAAGTTAGTAAAGGTATATTCTAAGATACGCGCCAAGCGTTCTGAGTTATCTAAAGAATTTAAAGAGGCCGACAAAGAGCTTCTTGAGAAACAAGAAACAATAAAGAAAGCACTACTCGAATACTGCGATGCCAATGGTGTTGAGAGTGTACGCACTTCCGAAGGGCTGTTCTACAGGTCTGTTAAAACACGTTACTGGACAAGTGATTGGGAATCCATGTACAAATTTGTGCTGGATAACGAAGTCCCTGAGTTCTTTGACAAGCGTTTGAACCAGAGTAATGTACGGCAGTTCCTCGAAGAAAACCCCGACTTAGTTCCTATGGGATTAAATGCGGATTCCGAATACACATTATCAGTGAGGAAAAAATAATGTCTGAACCCGATATAGATAGTGAAGAAAATGTGTTACGTCCTAAAGCCGTAACGCGACAACAACTGGAGGAGTTTGTGCAAAAGCACCGACACCCTGATGAAAGTCCGTACTTTTCTCTTGAAGAAGTAGCCAAGCATTTTAAGGTATCTGACTCTACTGTACGTAAGTGGGTACGTAGCGAACATATACCTAAAGATTCTTATTTCTTAATAGGTCATACCTACAGGTTTGATATAGACAAAGTAACCAAGCATTTGTTTAACAACGATGCAGAGGCTTAGTATACGAGGAGGTACGTTTTCTTACCACGGTGATGCTGTAGAAGTTGTTATAGTAAACGCCGCTAGGGTATCGCGTGCATACTTTGCAAACGAGTTTGATGGTGAGAACACAGTAGCACCAACGTGTTGGTCTGAAGACACACAACGACCCGACCCCTTTGTAGATGAACGGCAAGCTAATAGATGTTTAGATTGTAAACAAAATATACGCGGTTCAGCAGGGCAAGGTCGCGCTTGCCGATTTCAACAAAGATTGGCCGTGGTGTTTGCAGATAATTTAGAAGAAGTTTACCAACTTATGTTGCCAGCGACTTCTATATTTGGTAAAACTATAAATGGTCACATGCCCTTACAAGAGTATGCGAAACATTTATCTAAACATAATACTAAAGCCGCATCTGTTGTAACAAAAATATACTTTGATAGTAACAGTGTAGTACCAAAACTCTTTTTTAAACCCATACAAGGGTTAAACAAGGAGCAGTTAGAAACCGTATCTGGTATGATTGACCACCCCGATACGCACGAAGCAATAACCTCTCTCACTAAAGAGCAGAGTGCAACCTCGTCACCTTTCGATTCTGTTGAAGGTTACGTACATAAATAAACCATTCTAAGGAGAATGCGCAATGACACATTTAATAAATGACGTTACAGCAATGTACCCCCGTATAAATCAGACCTATCGTTTCGATACTTCTGAAAACAAGTCAGTACCATGCGACCCAAAAGCAGATGGTTCATCATATGAATTATCTTTTTGTATGAATAAGGATCAGGCAAAAGAATTATTTAAAGCAATGTCAGAAGCCTACGCAGAAAAACGTGAGGACAAGTGGCCGGACAAATTAGATATGCCGTTTACCAAAGACGAAGACGGTATGTATATAGGTAAGGCCAAACTCAAAGGTTCGTATGGCGAAGAACTTACAAGAAAACCTTCACAGTTTGATGCTAAGAGCAACAAGTTACCTGATGATTTTAAACTTACTTCCGGTAGCACAGTTAACATAGCGGTAGTCTTTGTCCCTTACAACATGCGTGACAACGGTGTATCGTTACGGCTTAAAGCAGTACAAGTCGTCAAGTTAGCTGAACAGAAAGAATCGGCTAACCCATTCAGTACAGTAGAAGGGTTTGATATAAAAGACGAAAACCCTTTTGTTGAAACCGCTCCCGAAGAACCTGCTACCGAAGAAGAACCTGCACCTAAAAAAGTAGTAAGTAAAAAGTCTAAGCCAAAACCGAAAGATGAGGATCTAAGCTCCCTCATTGATGATTGGGACGATTAGTAAATACCCCTTTTAGCCGTGGGGATTACCCCCACGGTATTTTTGGTTTTGGAGAGAACTATGAAAACACGAGATTTCTTGTGTGGGGTATTGGGGGATGAAGGGCACTATTGTATTTTAGCGTTAAAGCCTACGGAAAATCGTAAGGTACAGAAGTTTTTTAGTTCGATAGATGAGTTACAAGCATCGGCGTACGACCTTGACGCAGAGGGATACGATACTTATTTTGCTACAGCACGTTTTAAAGAACCTAACTCACGTAAAGTTGATAACGTAACACAGTTAAAATCATTCTTTCTCGACCTCGATTGCGGGGAGGGGAAAGACTTTGAAGATAGAAACGATGCGCTGAACGCCTTAAAGAGGTTTTGCGCGAAGCTATCTTTACCTAAACCTGTCTTGATAGACTCAGGCAGAGGCATACACGTTTACTGGCGGTTGAAAGAAGCCATAGGTATAAACGAGTGGACTCCTGTAGCAGAGCGCCTTAAAAAGTTATGTGTCGAACATGGGTTGTACGCCGATGCCGCTGTAACTGCCGATGCCGCTAGGGTATTACGTATACCTAACACACATAACCACAAGACAGACCCACCTACCGAAGTAAAATTACTATCCTACAGTTCAGCGGTTGACTTTGACCACTTCAATGAATTGCTGGGTGGTGACATGATACCAGTACCTACCAAGGTAGAGAACACTACGGCGTTTCTTGATGCTGTACACAGTAATATCATATCTAGTTTTGACGACATAATAGTCAAGTCTAGGGGAGGTACAGGGTGTGAGCAACTACGTAGGGTTGTTGATGAACCCAACACGCAGAGTGAACCAGTGTGGGTGTCGGCAATATCTATAGCCAAACATTGTGACGATGCAGGGCGTGACAAAGCACATGAATTATCGCGTGGGTATGATGGCTATGACGCAGAAGAAACAGACACTAAATACAATAATATAAAGTACCCACATACGTGCTCTACGTTTGACGAGCGTGTAAATGGTGTATGCACTGATTGCCCACACTTTGGTAAAGTAAAATCTCCCATTGTGTTAGGGCAGAAGATAGCCGAGGCAGAGGAGGAAGTAGTACAAGAACCAGCCATTGATCTGCCGAACGCTCCGATTAGTACCTACACTATACCAACATATCCCAAGCCGTATTTTAGAGGTAAGAACGGTGGTGTTTACGTACGCTCCTCAGATGCAGACGGTGAAATAGATGAGAAGATGATATACCACAACGACTTGTACGTGGTACGTAGGTTAAAAGATAAAGAAGTGGGTGAGGCTATAGTCATGAGACTACACTTACCAAAAGATGGGGTTAGAGAGTTTACCGTACCGTTGACCGCAGTAACGTCAAGGGAAGAATTTAGAAAGGCTATGTCCTCACAAGGTGTGGCTGTTACAAAGATGGACGAACTTATGTCATACACAACTACTTGGGTAAATGAATTACAGGCTACGATAGTAGCTGATGAGGCGCACACACAATTCGGTTGGACTAATGATAAATGTGAGGCGTTTATACTTGGCAATACGGAGATACGTGGTAACGAGTTTAGGTTTAACCCACCTTCTACTCAGACGGCTGACTTGTTTTCTGCTTTTGAGCCAAAAGGTACGCTACAAGGCTGGAGCGATATGGCTAATTTCTATGCTCAAGATGGTATGGAACTACACCAATACGTTATGGGTACGGCTTTCGGCTCGCCACTTATGGCACTTACTTCAGTGTCATGTTCTACCATGCACTTACACAGTAAAGGTAGCGGGCATGGTAAAACAACTGCTCTTATGTCTGCGGCTACAGTGTGGGGTAACCCTAAGAAGTTAGTGTTAGATGAAGTAGATACACATGCCAGCAAGATGAACCGTGGCGAGGTGTATAAAAACCTACCACTTTATATAGATGAGCTTACCAACTCACGGGGTAAACAGTTGTCTGATCTTGTGTACCAACTCACTTCTGGCAAGCAAAGGGGTCGTATGCAAAGTGGCTCTAACCAAGAACGTGCTAGGGGTGATACGTGGGCATGTTGCGCGGTTACTAATGGTAATGTAAGTGCAGTAGAAACAATTAGTGGGTACAAAAATGCACCCATAGCTGAAGCTCAACGTATGCTTGAATGCAAAGCCGGTAAGACTCACTTTGTTAGCAAGGAAGTTACTGATGACTTTTCAGAGACTATAACTGATAACTGGGGGCAAGCCGGATCTATCTATATACAGTACGTTATAAATAATATAGAACAAGTTAGAAAGACATTAAAGACTATGCAGGTTAGGTTAGATAAGAAAGCTGGCTTGAAAGCCGAAAACAGGTTTTGGTCGGCTGGAGTTGCTTGTACTTTAACCGGCTTGTTGATAGCCAAGCACTTAGGGCTTATAGATTATGACTTAAAAAAAGTAGAGAAATGGGCACTGAAACAGCTTGAAATAAACAAGAATACTGTAAGTGACATGACGGTTTCCGTACAACAAATAATTAACGACTTTATTACTGATCACTACAACAGCATGTTGTGGATAAAAAGCACGCAACGCTTTAGTAAAGAGCAGGACAATGGTATGGATATGTTAGTCATACCCGATGCTATTCCAAGGTCACAAAAGCTGGTGGCTAGGTATGAACCTGACACTAAGCTCATATTTATAATACCTAAGTATTTAAAATCGTGGTCTGTCGAACAACAAATAAACTATGGACAGCTAGTGACCGACCTTAAAGAAAAGATGGGGGCTACATATAAGAAAACACGGCTCACTAAAGGCACAGCAATGGATATGAACCAATATTGTTATATATTTAAGATTGATATAGACGTTCCAGAGGGGGTAGAAGTTGGATCAGGGGATTCTTAGAATACATGATTTAAACCCTGATGGTGTACGAATAGTAGTCAGATGGGAAACACTTGCGCCGGGGCGTTCAGTGTTTGTGCCCTGTGTAAACACACATGAGTGTAAGCAACAAGTTAAACGTATAACTAAAGACAAAGGTATTTCTGTAGAGATAAGGATTGTTATAGAAAAAGATATGTTAGGGGTTCGCGTCTGGCAAATCGTATGATATAATTACAATTCTCCCGTACGACCTCTCTACTGCGTACTCCCTCCAACGTGGTAGAGAGGTGTTTTATCTCATAGCGCTACTTAACCATTCACCTAAACCTAAGTTAAACCCTTGATCTATCCCACTTTGTAGCTCTGCCATACCGTACTTGTAGTTATTACTTATCGTAATACCATTGTGCATGGTCATACTTATCTTAGTGTGCATTTTATTTGATCGTTTTATGGTAGCCAGTGATATAAATGCTTCAGGGTGCTTGTCGTTAAACTTAACTATCTCATCTAACACATTACCCGCTTCAACGCCATCATCACCAGTCAGAGCAATATAAAATCTTTTAGTCAGGCTAGATCGTTGACTCCTAATAGACTCATCAATACGCTTACCTGCCATATTTATTTCTTGGCGTTCAGTGTATTCTTTGGGTGTAAAACCAACAAACTGCCCAACTAATTCTCCTTTACTAATATCACTGTATATTGGGTCACCACGTCTAGTTAGCATACCCTCATCTCTTGGGTATCGTACAGTGGATTTATACATGTTGCGGAACGCCGTAGGTATGGCGGCCTCAAACGCACGTTCGTACTGCCCATTTCTAAAATCTTTATACGCCCGCTCGTACCCTTTAATTACACTACCAGCGGGGCCACCCAACACATAGAACAATGTTTCCTCTAAAGATGCGTCTGGGTTATACCTATTAGCGTTAAATACAAGTTGTGACAACGCTATTCGTTGCGAAACGTCAACACCTGTCAACCAAGTCATACCGCCTTTATACAGTTCTTCACCAATTTTTTTACGAACTACAATATCAAAATCTTCTTCATCATCATCGGCAAACATGTTAAACAACATTTTTATTGCGCCGTACAGGGGTATGCCTCTAGCACCAGCAAACAATATTGAGGTTAGATGCACACCTGCTAACTCTTTAAACGCTATGTTTCTTTGTGTTCTTGACACAACGTCATTTCCGGGAAACAGGTTTTTAAGAAGTTGTCTAGCAGACTTAATCATGGTGTAGTACATTTGTATGCCGTAAGGCTTATACATCAATGCTACCCTACCAAATTGGTTTTGCGACATTCTTGGGCCAGTTTCTATTACAGACCCTGCGTTGGTATCTTGTGTTTGAGACAAAGCTCTTTGTGCGGCAGACTCCATTTCTGCATCTGTTAACGTATCTCTACCTAAAGTTTCTTTCTTAGCTCGCACTTCTAGTAAGTACGCCATAGTCATAGCAGTTTGGCGATTAAGTTGCTCACCATTGTGGAAAAACCACGCCGATACAGTGGTTGCTTTGTCCATAAAAGTCTTTCTTGATCCATCTTCTTTAAGTGTTAATGAATCACTCAAGTGAGATTCGTTAAGTTGCCCTCTCTCATAAGCAAGTTGTACTAAAGGTTGCATCTCGGCCACTTGTTCTTTCAGTTTATCTGTGCGCCCGACAATATCTTTAAACTTATCTTCGTTTAATTCTAACTCTCCTTCTTTGTTTACCCTAAAATATTTTATTAGTTCTGGAGTGTAAGACCTACCATCTACTTCCGTGCCCGCTATCGTACGACCACCCTTTGATACACCACTGTTTATAAGTAGGACGTTAGCATCTTTGTACGCACGCATAGTGTTTTTCAAACCATACCTAGCTGTCATATATGGTAAAACAACTAAAGGTATTTGGGATAAGTTCACAACAGCAGACGAAACGTTAAACCCTATGGTATACAAGAATGCTAGTCTGTTAGCTACCATAGACCAATTAGCAGAAGTAGGATTTATGGCAAAGTTAATACGCTCGTCTAGGTCTTTAACTATAACGTCTTTACTTGTAAGAGCCTTAGCAGTCTTACCGGTTGCTTCAGGTATTTGCCCACTCTTATCCATCTCATCTAGTCGAGCTTTTAATTTATGTAGTTTCGATCCGTACTCTATTCTTACTATCTGCCTACCTAAGTCTCTAGCTTTTTTGGATAGTACATAGCCTGTTTGATCTTTACTAGCGCCGCCTATACCCGCCCTTTGGCGTAAACTCTTGGCATAACTTGATTCTGGTAAAGCATCAATATAGAGAGTAAGTATTTTTTGTGATACTTCTGGATCTACTTTAGCCTCTTTTAAATATTCTAACGTCTCCCTAACAAACTTTGTAGGTGGTACTTTTTCTAAATCTTTTATACTATCTTTTACTAGGCTTACCTTGGGGTCGCCCACAACGTCAGGATCTTTGTTAAGCACTGCAAGTAGTCTATCTACTTCAGCTTTGGTATCTACCATGACTGTTTGTATTTGGTCTAACTCCGAATGCCTATCTGGGCTTAACTCGTATCTTATTTTGTACTTGCCTTCACGGTCTAGGGGGAAGTAAGGTTTAAGTGTTGTTGAGGCAAACAACTTAGCAAACAAATCGTTTTTGATTTTACGCCCAGTTGCAGGGTCTATGGTTGTATCACTATCTATGTCCCCAAACAACTTTTCTTGTAACTGTTGAAACATACTTTCGTATAATCTTTCTACTTCTTTATACGCCAACTTAGCGTTCTTTGGTAATGCTTTGTACCTAGCCTGTAGTTCTGGAAATATATCTATTTTTGCTTGGTCAAGATCTCCATCATTCCATGCCTTGTTATCAGGGAATTTTTTGTTTCTAGCTTCTATAGCCGCATCTCTATCTTTTGCAGTATCAAACGATTTACGTATTATCGGCGCGTTGTTACCAGAGTGTTGTCTGTATGCCAACCAAAATTTACTATACTCGTTAATGTTAGCAGTGGGGTCTACTCGGTATACCCTAGTAGCATCGTCCATCAAGTTATGTAATTCATCTACCTGTTCGTTAGTCAATGTTTTAGTATAGCTATCTACTAGTTCAACTGAGCTAGTAACATTGTCGTCCATTCTTTTTAGATCACCACGTTGCAGTTCAAATGTTTGGTGCGCCTCCGTATACAGATCACCTAACGGTTTGTATACATTACTCGCCGCCTCAGACATGGCTTTGGAAGGCAGTATGCTGGCCATCTTATCCTTAACCCACTCTGGCCCTTCTTCCTTAAAAAGTTCGCTGGTTTTATCTATAAAAGAAGTTTGTTGTTTACGTGTTAATGGTGGTTGTTTACGACTATAAAAAGAACGTCCGAGTATTTTATCTACGCTTTGAGGCTTACTCATGTCTACAGCGGTTATTTGATCTAACGTGGTCGTGTCTGTGTGGGGCCGTAACATACTTAACACTAACAAGTTTGCACGCTCTGCGAGTTTAGCACCGTTGTAAGAGCCGTCAGCTTCAATGTATATTGGTCTACGGTTAAACCATTTACCAAACCAATTAGCAATTTTTTGCCAAAGACTTAACGGCTCTACCTTACCATTAGGTTTTGCTTGTAGGTAAACCTGAGTAATCTCATCAATAAACTCTTGATTATTAAAAATCTCTGCCGCAAACTCGTCTGGATTTGTAAGGCCGTAACTACTAAACCTAGAGCTATTATTGTCTGCTTCTTTAGCCGCTTTATATAACTCTTTAAATTCTTTACCTAACTTACTGTTTGGGTCATTAATAGTACTTAGTGTACCTGCATGTGTCATTTCATGTAACACGGTATGTAAGTTCAAGCCACCGTCAATACTTTGGTTTATTATAATAGCTCCACCACCGGAAGGTTGAAATTGTCCAGCAGTTTGCTGGTCGCTTGTCATAATTCTTTTTAGGCTAGGGTCTTCGTCCATTAGCGCTTTGAAGTATCTTTCTTTTTGTCGTTCTTGACTAGCTTTACTTTTTCTCTTAAACCTGTCTTCTCGTTTAGGGTCTGCACCTATGTACTTAGCGAAAGACTCGGTCATTCTTCTTCTTGCTTTTGCTCTTTGGCGGTTTACATTTCTCTTTTGACTGTTTTCAAATACTTCAATCTGCTCTGCGGTAAAGTTCCCTGTAGCCTCACCGTTGTTGTACATAACAATAGGCACTGAACCTAAGTTGTTTACAAGAACATCTATTTGTTTGTTTATACTCAGTTTTAAATTGCCAATCATTTCGGCATCTGCCGCAAAAAGACTACCTTCCTCGTCCATTTTTACAGCAAGTTTGTAAGCGTCTTTTAAACCTTTTTTAAGTTTAGTCTTGTCACCATCAGCCATATATGCTTCTAGCACGGTTGATATTTTTTCTGATATTTCGGGTTCTGTGTTGTCTATAAAAATATCTATAGCGCTACTATCCACAGTTATACCATCACCGACAATCGCTTGAACAGCAAGATTATCATCGTGAGAAGAAAAGTTTTCTGCAACCTCTTGAGCAAATATGCTGTCGCCTTCTATGTCTGCACTCAGAGCGTCAATTTGCTGTGTGCCTGTTGGTTCGGCACCTTTTGCTACTTGCCCCACCGCTGTATCTGTTGTTTCAGCCACCTTTGCAAATAAGTCTTTTGCGCTTTCTATAACTTGCCCAGTAACTCTAGCGTTGTCAGCTATTAAATCAAGTACACCTAACTGTTCTTTTAAAGAAAGGTTATTAAATTTTCTTGTTTCATCGGCTTCCCTCAAAATCTTGTTAGCTTTTTTAATTATTTCCGGCGCTACTCTTTCACCTTCGTCGAGCTTAACTTGTATTGGTTGTCCTTTTAATCCTTTTTCTTTTCTCAGTCTATTGTTTTCTTTGGCGGATCTCATAGCATCTAGTTTTTTTACTGTCTTCTTAGCATTTTCTACGGTTTTTTCACGCGCTAATTGCTCTGAACCCTTTGGTGGTTTAGTAGTGTAAGAATCAGTTAATCGTTTATATTGAGTTTGTCTGAATTGTTTTAACGCTGGCGATAAGTTTTGATCTGCCCACTCTCTAGCTAGTAACGCGTTTTCATAAGATTGATCCGCTTCTAATTCAGCTATGGCTTCTGGTTTAGGATCTTTTTTAGTATCGGCTACTACTTTTTTACCTTGACCCTCACCTGTTTCAAAATTAACTACATCCCCTTCCATAGATAACATGTTATCTACTATTCTATTTGGGTTGTCAAAGTAGGCTTTAGCCGCTTTGGTCATAGACCAATCGTCCCTTCTTTTTTGAAAGTCCGCGTCAGATTCTCCTTTTCTCTTTTTAGCGGGTTTTTGTTTTTCCAAAGGTCGTTGTTGTAGATCACGTAAAGCTAGAATATCTCTCCTAGAAGTTGGATCTTGAGAGTCAGGTATTACGTTTTGTAAACCAAGTAACATTCTTTTCTCATAGTTTTTTACGTACGTTTCAGCTTCTACGTTTTGCGCATCTATTTCTAAAGGAGTTAAATCCCGTTTAAGCTTGCCCTGATAAGCTTGTATTTCTGCTAATTGCGTTTCGTTAAAAGGTTCAGTAATAACCGGCGAACGTTTCTTAGGTTTACTAAACATTGGCCCTTTTTCTATCCTAAGCCTGTCTTGTTTAGTAATTTTTATACCGCGATTGTTAGCTTCAGTCAGCAGTTTTTGGATGCCCGCCGCAGTATCATAGTAGTTTGCTTTGTCGTCTAGTTGTTTTTTAGACGGGGCTTTTTGACCAGCCATACTACGCGTTGATACAAGCTCATCTTGGTCTTTCTTAATTAATTCTTGGCGTAGCTTACCTAGAGGTTTTAACCCTACTGTGTCTAGGGGTATTCTCCCTGTAGGTGTAGCGGCTGGCACTAGCGTAGCTTTTCCGGCTTCTATTTTCTCTTCTGCTTTAGTTAAAGCCCCTATTCCCGCTTTAGCTCTGTCACTAGTTGCTTTTTGCCCTACAGTTCTACCTGTCGCAGTGGGGTCAGCCTCTGATGTAACTAAAGGAAACGCGGCTCCCTTTTTAACCACTCTTTCGCCAGTTTGAATAGCAATTTGACTCGGATCCATTAACACATCAGTTTCTTCTAGTGTAGCGTCTGCATCTCCTTCGCTTCCATCAGTTCTGTCAACATTTCTATCAAGTCCCCCCACTGCTCCGGTGTCAGTTCCTTCAGTGCTTTCGGCAGTGACTCCGGCTTTTGTTGCGTCTCCCACACCTCCAGTATTACTTGGAACGCTCTCTCCAGCTGTGGTTGTGTCAGCACGTTTATCAATGTCTGCATCTTCTTTCTCCTGTTGTTTTCTCAAACTCGCTCTGTATTCGTCTTGTTTGGCTTTTAGTGCGTCAACATCTTTTTGTGTAGGGTTAAGAATAACCTCGCCTTTTTCTAATTCGGACTGATTCCAAGCAAAATTTTGCCCTTTATAGGCCCCTTCAATTTGACCCATATAGATAATGTCACCGTTGTCTAACACCTTTGTGCGGGTAATAGTCACTTTCTTTGGGTCAATATCGTCATCTATCGTTACTACATTTTTATTTTTCACAACAGTAACAGTCTGCCCTACAGCTAACTTACTGTCCTTAGCTTCTTCAGCATCTTGTCCAACTTTAGCATCGGCATCGGCATCTTGCCCTTCCGCAAGTGCTCGTTTTTCTAACTGCGTGTCTACGTAGTCTTGTTCTTTTTTATCAAATGGTCTTACTACAAGCTTACCGTCCCAGCCGATTGAGCGAATACCACCGTCCGCTACCGCTTGATCTAGGTTATCTTTTATATAATCAAAAACCGCCTTACGTCTTTCTCCTGCTGTGTTAAGTTTTGTAGGTTCTTTTACGGGTTCTTTGGCGGCATCTTCAGCTTCTATAGCCTCTCTAGCCTCGTCCCTACTAACGTTATTCTTTTCGGCATACGCAAATACACGATTAGCAAACTCTAGGGGTACACGTTCTGTGCTAGCATATTGTTCTAATTCGGCATTTACAGGTGCGGCATCGTCATCATCAAACTCTTGCGGAGGAGTTACTGGAGCATCTGTTTTAGTATCTGTTTCAGTATCTACTTGCCCCTTACGTTGTTTTTCTTGTTCCGCTCTTAGTTGCGCGTACCTACCAGCTTTACCACCTTTTAGGAAAACTTGTGAGAACAGATCTACAAACGTACCAACTTCTGCGCCGAGTAATGCGTCTTTACCTACACCAGCATCTAGTAGTTCAGCTTCTGGGTTGTACCCTTGCTCTATCATGTTTTGTAATATAGCAGTGGTAGCTTCTTGCGTACCCTCTACACCACCAGATACAAGCGCATCTCCTACCTTATCTCGCCATCTTTCTGACTGACCCTTACCAAATCGTTTTTCTATCTTATCGAGTACAGGAACATTAAATTTAGAGAAGTATTTAAATATTCTAGCTGGAGCGACTAGTTCAAGTGCGCCAACTGGTAGCGCTTTTAAAGACGCTAGGTTACGTTCTTCTTCTGTAGCTCCATATGCTCTAGCTCGTTCACTTGCCTCACCAGATGCGGGTAATAAAGCCGAGCTTAAACCAGCTAACCCACCCCCTACTACACCGCCGGGAACGCCGCCGACCAAAGTACCTATACCTGCGCCCGCCGCAACCGATGCAGGTATGGCCGCAAAAGAACCTAAAGCAGAAGAGAATTCATACAGGTGAGATTTGGGATCGCCGAATTCAGGTCTTAACTTGTCAGCAACATTAGTTATAGCATCGCGTGCGCGTAGTTCAGCGTCTTCTTCAAGAGGAACTATAGCGCCTTTAGCACCCGTCTCAAACGTGCTAACAAAACCACTACCAAGCCCACCCACTACATCAGCAAAAGGGTTGAACTTTTTATTCTTAGACTCTGCCGCTTTGAGTTGCGAAAGCTCTAACCTACGTAGTGGAGACAGGTTGGCTTGGTATACCTCATCTGCTTGCAACGCTTCGGTTAGTACAGATACTGCTTCAACATTGTTTTGGCGTTTAGCAATATCCAGAGCTTGTATAATCTCTTCTCTGGAATAAGCCATTAAGGTGTACCACCTAATAGGTCGCCAGCAATGCCTTGCACGTTAGGATCATTAAGTGGTGGTGGTGTTGTCGCTGTTTTATTTATACCGTATAGATCCTCAAGCTGTGACCGTTTGCTTTCATCGAACTGCATTAGTATAGGCGCTAATTGGAAAGCTAAATCATTTCTCTTCGCCTCTTGCAAATCTTCAAGTTCTTGTCCTTTCTTACCTTTCATGAGCATTTTGTATGTTTCTTCTAACGAACTTGTTACGTCGGCCATAGCCGATACCAACGTAGCTTGAGCTTGCTCTTTACTAACATTAGCGGTTATATCTGCTTTATATTTCTCTATCGCCTGAGATACTATCAACTTGTTCTGCTGGAATTGTCGGTCTGCCCGCTCTCCTGCTTCTTTTCTATCCTGTAGGGTAAAGTTTGACAGTGTTTCCATTAAAGATGTCGCTTGGGTTACAAACCTATCTTTCTCTCTAGTGTAGGCTTCGTTAGATACTTTGCCGCGCTCAAAGTCTTTTGCGAACTTCTCACGCTCTGCTTTTTGCCCTGCCTCAAATATACCTTCTTGTCTGGCACGGTTAGCGGCACGCACTTTATTCTTAGCCACCTCTGACTTTTGGAAACCATACTCAGGCATAGCTTGAAAGAACGCGCTATCTGCCGCCCTGTCTTCTGCCGCAAGTTGTTTATCAGTTCGGTTTAACGGATCTCCGTACATTGCTTTACGTTCTTCTGCTTGTGTGTCATACATTGCCCCAAGCTCAGAACGTTTTAAATCTTTATCTAAACGTTCTTTCTCTATTATACCAGCCGCTTGCTGTTCGGATATGCCATCTTGTTTAGCGCGAGCTTTAACTGCTGGTGTTATATACGCCGGACTAAATGAAGCAGGTTTGTCATCTTTAGCCGCAGTATATGTACCAAGCCCAAGTGCCGCCGCATCTTGCATACCCCGTCCACGCATAACGCCTTCATCTGTAAATTTAGGTTGGTCAGGAATGGCTAAACTATCTACACCTGTACCTGTACCTGCTTGGGTTAAAGCTTTTACAGCATCC